AGATTCATATTTTAAAAGAGATAAACATCGGACAATTATTAATACAATTATTCAAGAAAAAACATGACAAGAAAAACTAATACACCGAGATACCTATCTTTGCTAAGAAAGGCAATGATATATTTAGGAGGTGCAACCTTTTTACCGATGTTCTTTACAAAGGCAGGGATTCACGATGTTGAGTTCGCATTACAGTGTTGGATGACGGCATTAGGTTTTTTACAAATTTACATCGATACATTTTATAGAAAAGAAAAAGACGTTTATACACCATGAAACACATAGAAATAGCAATAGGACAAATAGGAGTCCAAGAAGTCCCAAAGGGCAGTAATTGGGGTGCAGACGTTAAAAAGTATCTTAACAGTGTCGGGATCAATTTCCCCGCTTCATGGTGTATGGCGTTTGTTTATTGGTGTTGTAAAGAAGCAGGGGTGAACCTTTTTAAAACGGGAGGAGTATTGGCCCAATGGAATAAAACACCAAAAGAAAAGAAGTCATTGACTCCAGTAGTAGGCTCAATTTTTATAATGGACTTTGGCAAAGGTTTAGGACATACTGGCTTTGTTGAAAGGATAGACGGTTTAAGTATTCACACCATAGAGGGTAATACGAACGATACGGGAAGTAGAGAGGGGTATGAGGTGTGTAAAAGAATTAGAAAAATGTCGCAGATTAAAGGATACATTTTAGTATCTTTGCCTTAAATAATAGTTGTTGTTTTTCATAAGTTAAGAAGACCTCTCAGAAATGGGGGGTTTTTTTATGCCACAATATCCGATATAAAAATAAATTTTGCATTGTGAGTTTAAAGGTGTAATATTGCAAATATGATTAAGAACTTAATAACAGTTAGAAACTTTGCCCTCGCCAATGGTAAGACTACGCAATGGGCATATGACCAAGTAAAGAAAAAAACGGTTAAATCGGTGGAGATTGATGGTGTAAAATTTATTGTAAAATGACCGAACAAGAATATTTAAGCCTGATTGAAACCGAACTTAAAAAGAAATACGCAATGGTTAAAATAGTAGAGTACCAATGGAGATATACCGTTCACTTTGGGCAAACTGAATTTGTATCATTTGCAAATCTTCAAAAGTCAACGATTAAACCTTTGGTGTCTGAGGGGATTTTACCTTTAACAATTAAAAATTTATTAAAATGAAAAAAATATTAATCTTAGCACTAATCTGCTTACTGGCAAGTTGCCAAAGTTATAGAGCAGAAAGAAAAATAAGTAAGCTTAAAGAATGGGGCTACTTGTCAGACAGTACAATAACCAAGTATGACACAATACGAGGGTTCTCTCACGATACTTTTATTAAGTTTGATACAATCAATAGGGTTGATACAATAGCCACGCTTAAAAACGGAATTAAAGTTGTTACCTATATTAAATGGAAAGAAAGAGAAGTGACACAATTCGTAAGTCAAAAGGATACTATCTTTGAACATAAATTCCAAACCAAAGTAATTAAGCAACCTATTTCTTGGTGGAATCGGTTTAAAATTGGTTTAATCTTTGGAATCATTTTGACAATTGCAATGTTTTATTTAACTTATAAATATGCTAAACCAAATAACTAAGGACATGGATGCAGGGTTCATTTATTTAATCCCGACATTTACTTTTTACCGAAATAAAAACTTAAACATGCTTTTAATCGGGTTTAGGTTTCTAAAGATTGGTTACACCTACCACCATAGGCGGAATAAACATTTAAGATACAACGGCAATAAGCATACTTGTTTTGAATCTTCGTATGTTGAGTGTACTTGCCTTAATAAATGCGAACGTAACCCCTCCAACTTATGATTTACCTATTAATTTACCTTATCGGTGCAGTTTTATGCGTGGGTTTTATCGGCCAAGATGATTCTTTCTAAAAAATAATCAGCTAATTTTCACATAGTTACAAATATCTTTAGACTATTTACACTTTTAATGTTTAAAATATCAAATAAAGTGTATCTTTGCCCTATGAAAAACAAATTAAAAAACATCGCTTTAGGTATCTTTACCTTAGCATTATTATTCACTTATGTATTTTACCTTTTAATTTATCTTGTATAATGTACACACCTAAAAACAACTGGCATTTTCAGAATCGTATAAACGATTGCTTTACTCCCGAAGAGTTTGAACAACTTGAAGAGCATTATACTTTCTCAAACCAAGACATTTACATTAAGATATTAGGTTGCGATATGTATGGTGACTTCCACTTTGATTTTAAATTTATGGGCGTTAGATTTGACGGTGACCGCAAATTAGATTCAGTGAATAGAGCATTATGGTCTGAGGAAACTGCCGAGTACATAGCCTTTGAAATGTCACTTGAACTTTTGTCACATGATGCAATGAACGACGTTTACCAAAACCACGAATTATACTTATAATGAAAATAACAATCAACAAAACAATCGAAACGGAATTAGACGTGCCTCAGTACTGGGCTAACCAAAGTGAGGGCGTTTTCAAATTACTACCTGAAGGAAGATGCCTTTGTGTTTTACCTTATGAAAAATCTCCGTTATTATCAATCGGCTCAGTACAGAACAACTTATTAGAAAGTTCACTTGAAATAACTGAGCAAGTTTTTAATCTTAGGCTTAAAGAAACTAAACAATTTTTAAACATTTAAGCTTATGAGCAATCTACCTACAATTCAAGAACTGCATGAAGAAAATGCACTTGTAAGCTACAAGAACGACCAATTGAACCTACTCCTTAATCAAGAACCTAAAAAGGAGTGGGTTAAAGAACACCCTTTTGTTAAAGGTCACAAGTATATTCCAATCGACAAAGTGGAGTTTATGCTGAGAAAGATATTCAAAAAGTATGCAATCGAGATTACTAATCAAGGGACTTCCTTTAATGGAGTTTGGGTTACTGTCAGAGTCCATTACTTTCATCCAACTGAAGCGACTATGATGTATCACGACGGCATCGGTGCAGTCCAGTTACAAACTGCGAAAGGGACTTCTCCTGCTGACCTTGCTAATATAAACAACGGAGCTTTGTCTATGGCATATCCGATTGCTAAAACCTTAGCTATTAAGGATGCGTGTGACCACTTTGGAAAGTTATTTGGATGTGACCTTAACCGCAAAGATACAATGGCTTTTAAAGTGGATGCAAATCCATTAGATTTGAAAGAACAGTTAATCGAATTGTTTAATCTTAAAAGGGATATGATGCCAACGGATGAAATACTAAACACTTTAAGGGTTATAGAAAACAACGAAGTAAAATCCTTTAACAAACAATTTGAATATCTTAAAAACTTATGAGCATACAACTTAACAAAAACCGCATCGGCAATATCAGTTCAAGCAACATCCATAAATTAATGGGGAGCAAGAAGCCAAGAGAAACATACTTAACCGAGTTATCTTATGAGCGTAGATTAGGCAGAAGCTTGAGCAACGAAACAACATCTAAGCCGACATCATGGGGGCATCTCCTGGAGGGAATTGTTTTTAATCAATTAGGGCGTGAATACTCTTTAGTTTCTGATGAAACAATCAAACATCCCGACTTTGACTATTGGTGTGGAAGTCCTGACGGTTATACTAATGATTCAGTTATTGACATTAAATGTCCGTTTACTTTGAAATCGTTTGTAGAACTTGTCGACATTCAAGATATAGATACTTTTAAATATGAGCGACCTGAATACTACTGGCAACTTGTGAGCAATGCAATACTTTTAGACAAGCAATTTGCAGAATTAATCGTATATTGCCCGTATGAAGATGACTTAGGGCTTATCAAACATGAGGCTCAGAATGTAGACGCTCAAGACCTTTACAAATATTATTGGTTAGCATCAGCTACAAACGAGGAGATACCTTACATACTACCAGGCGGAGAGTTTAAAGACCTAAACATCTTTAAATTTGAAGTACCTACCGAAGACAAAGAACTTTTAACCGAAACAATTAAACAAATTAAATTATAATGAACAAACAATTAGAACAAGCCTCAAAACAAATAGGCAAAGCATTTGACAACTACATTAAAGACTCTGAAATAGGTGCAATTTTTATGGGTGTTGCGCCCGACGGGACTCTTTCAATTGCATATAACGGTACACCTGAGCAACAATATACCGCTATTGCACACTTTTTATTTGAACATCCCGAACACATAGAACTATTTCAAGCTTCAGTTGATTGTGCAACTGAATTTCACTCAAAGAAACCAACATCAAAAAATCAATATCTAAATTAATCATGGCAGAAATCCTATCCGGTTCAATTAATCTGAACCTAATCAAAAAAGAAAACATCAAAGAAGTAACTTTGAAAGACGGTTCAACCGCTAAGTTTTTAAACATCAACATTTCAATCAACAATGAAGTAGACCAGTACGGCAATGTTGCAGGTTTAACCATCTCTCAGAGTCAAGAGGAAAGACAAGCAAAGACTAAAAAAGTTTACTTAGGTAACCTTAAAAGAGTTTGGAGTGATGCACCTGCCCCGACTTTAGAAACATCAAAACAAGACGATTTAAGCGATTCGCTTCCTTTTTAATCTACACTTATGAACTTTTTACAACTACTATCCGAACAACCTCACGAAACCTCCTCAAGTGTAATGCTTGAGGGGTTCAAGTATCAACACCTCTACAATATTAGAGCCGAGATACTAACTTCTAAACGCTTTGCAAAGTGGCGAAAATCTATTAAACAAGAACTTAAAAATATTCAAAATGAGAATCACAGTTAAAAAAATCGGTATGTTTTTCAACACGATTAAAGAATCGGGGAAAGAACTGGAAGCTTCAAAAGAAAAAACATTGAAGCAAGACCAAATCATTTTAAACGCTTTTAAGCCTAACGGAATGAATAGTGCTTGGCTTATGTATAACGCTAATGTATTGCCTCACGGAACGCCTATAACATCTTATCGCAGAAGTTTCAACACTCTACTTGAGCAAGGTAAAATAGAAAGAGTTGGCCAAAGAATCGGAAACCTTGATAAAAAAGAATTTACTTATAAATTAAATTAAAAATGAAAAAAATAATAATCATAGCACTTTCTCTATTAGTAATAGGTGGGTGCGAAAAAATCTTTATCAAACCTAAAAACAAAACCTATCAAGTTATAGTTTCTTGGGATACTACCATAAATAAAATGAGGTTAAATCATTGCTCAAGGGGTAGTATTGGAGGTCAAATAATTGACGGGCTTAGGGGCGAACCTAAGTACTTTGAACGAGGCTCAGATACCTTATATTATACTGAAAAAGATTCATGTTTTTTTTGGTTTGGAGGCGTTTTGACAACTGTACTTAAAACTAAACCAATTATGAGAGTTCATATTAATTCAAAATTATGCTGGATGGACACACTAATGGTAGCTAACAAGGGTTTTCATTTTAACTTAAATGTTCATGTAATGGACTATTTGATAAAAAATAATAAAATATAATTTGGAAAGTTAATTATTTAGTTTATCTTTGCAACGTTATGAAGTGTAGGATGCTTCTTTAAATAACAAGATATTAGCCACATTTGCAGATTGGAATCCTACTCCATCTGCGAATAGTGGCTTTTTTTATTAAACAAAAAATGGAATTTTTAGAAAAAAATTTAGAAGATATTATCTTCAAAACAAGCTCAAATGATTTACGCAAAAGAGGTCTTTATGTTAGAGGCAAACGATTTAGGCAATTAAGAATAGGAAACTATGGAATTGCTGATATGGTTACCATTAACAAAGGATATTTAGAGGACACACATTACACTATCCCAGTTATAAATATAACTGTTTACGAATTTAAGAAAAACTTAATAGATACTGATACTTTACTTCAAGCAAGTAGATATATTAATGGTATAAAAAGGTATTTTTATAAGCACGAGAAATTTATTAATAAAGAAATTAATTTTAAAATTGTTTTAGTTGGGAAAACTATTTCAAAAAGTGATGATTTTACTTTTTTATCAGATTTTATAAAAGATTTACAAGTGTATACTTATGACTATAATTTTGACGGTATAAAGTTTACTGAACGTTCAGGTTGGTTTTTAACTGAGGAGGGTTTTTAATTATGAGTAAACTAAGAAGTGTATCTACTGGCTTTTGGAGTGACCCTCTTATTGAGGATTTAAAGCCAAATGAGAAGTTATTATTTTTATATTTAATAACTAATGAAAAAACTAATATGTTGGGGATTTATGAAAGTTCTTCCAAGAAAATGTCTTTTGAAACGGGTATCCCAATACAAGACTTAGAAAAGATTTTAAAGGCTTTGGAAGGGTTTAAAAGGATTAAAAGAGTTGGAAATTGGGTTTTATTGGTAAATTATATGAAACATCAAAATTATAATCCAAACATGAAGAAATCTGCTATAGCCATATTTAATGAATTACCCAATGAATTGAGTTTCAATAAAATAGACACTACAAATGGAAGCATAGAGGAACAGTTCGAAAGGGTTTCAAAGGCTTTGGGAATGGTTCGTAAATATGAATATGAATATGAAGATGAATCTAAAGATGAAGATGAATCTAAAAAGAAAGAGCAAGAGTTAAAAGAAAAAGAAATATTGTTTGATAGTTTTTGGGATTTGTATGATAAGAAGGTTGGAGATAAAGATAAGATAAAATCTAAGTTTGATGATTTAAAGGATAGTGAAATTGAATTAATATTTATTCATATACCTAAATATAAAATTGCAAGACCTGATAAACAATATCGCAAAGACCCATCAGCATACTTAAATCAAAAAAGTTGGAACGATGAAATAATAGGAGCAGGGAATATCCCTAATAACGAACCACATTGGAAATCATATGGTAAAATACACAATTCAAAACAACTATGACATACTCAGACTACGGAATAGAACTAAAAACAAGTAAGACCTCAGGAGAGGTGCAGACTACTTGCCCAGCGTGTTCCCATGAACGCAAAAAGAAAACGGATAAATGTTTATCAGTAAATTTAGACAAACAAGTTTGGTTTTGTGCGCATTGCGGACATAAAGGTAAATTGAAACAAGAACGCAACATTGAATATAAAGTCCCTGAATGGAAGAACAAAACGGACTTGTCGGATTCAGTGATTAAGTTTTTTGAATCTCGTAAGATATCTCAAGGGACTTTACAAAGAGCAAAGGTTACCGATGGGAACGAATGGATGCCAAAGGCTCAGAAAGAAATTTCAACTATTCAATTCAATTACTTTAGGGATGAAAAATTAATCAATGTAAAGTACAGAGGCAAGGACAAAGATTTTAAGATGTTTAAAGATGGGGAATTAATCTTTTATAATTTAGACTGTTTAAAAAATACTACTGATGTTTTTATTGTTGAGGGTGAAATGGATGCACTAAGCTTTATTGAATGTGGCATTTTAAATGTTATTAGCGTCCCTAATGGAGCGACATTAACCAATAACAATCTGAACTATGTAGATAATTGTTTGGATGCGTTAGAAGGCAAAAGATTTATATTAGCATTAGACAATGATACACCAGGCAGAAAGTTAAGACAAGAACTTTGCGATAGGCTTGGGGTTGAAAATTGTTTCTTTTTAGAATTTGAAGGATGCAAGGATGCAAACGAATATCTAATCAAAGAAGATATAAACCGATTTAGAGAGGCAGTTAAGAATGTCAAAGAGTTCCCATTAGAGGGGAGTTTTACAATCTCAGACATTGGCGATGATATTTTTGATCTATACACAAACGGATTGGACATGGGAGTCAATACTCATATCCCTAATTTTAATTTGCGATTTGTCAAAGGATATATCACAACAGTTACGGGAATCCCTTCACATGGAAAGTCTGACTTCTTAGACTACATTTGTTTAAGTTTACACCGACAAGCAGGATGGAAGGGAGCATTTTATTCGCCTGAGAATAAACCTACACAATTACACTTTAGCAAAATGGCTCGTAAGATATTAGGCAAGTCTTGGCATGGTGATAATAAGATGACATGGGAGGAAGTTCAAAAGGTTGGGACTTATTTAGACTCTGAGGTATTCTTTATTAAACCTGAAAAAGATTTCACAATAGAGTCAATATTGAAATCGGTTAAGATTTTAAAGAGAAGATTCGGTTTAGATTATTTTGTGATTGATGCTTGGAATAAACTTGAGCATAAGTACACTGGGAATGAAACCAAGTACATTGGTGAAACCTTAGACAAGATTGCACAGTTTTGCGAGGTGGAGAACATCCATTGTTTTATTGTGGCCCATCCTACCAAGATGCAAAAGATAAAAGATTCAGACATTTATCAAGTACCAAGCTTATACGATGTGAGTGGCTCAAGTAACTTCTACAATAAGTCCGACAATGGATTGGTAGTTTATAGGGACTTTGCAAGTGGGCAAACAATAGTGAATATTTTAAAGGTTAAATTCTCACATTGGGGCGAAACGAGTCAATCAATCTTTAGCTATGACCTGGCAAGTGGTCGATATTACAATGATGAATATACAAGAACTGAAAAATGGATAAAATAATAGACATAATAAAAGAAAAATTTCCTACTGCAAACTACCAACATCAAGGTAATTTACTATGGGTTTGGGAGAACGGCAAATTAATTCAAAGATTTGATTTGAATTACTGCAAAAATTTATTAGATTGCAACGAATTACAAACATACTTAAACAACATACAAAAATGAAAAAAATAAAAAAAACAAACATGGTTAAAAACTTTGCGATTGCATTATTTAGCCTTTTAACAATTACGGGGTGTCAAAAAGAAACTGTTACACCAGTACCATCAGCATCCACAACCCACACCCTGATGCTTGTAAATTGGTCAAGGCTTGATGTAACATTATTCAATAGGATAGACCAAAGCTTAAATAGGGATTTAATGGGTAGAGATGACTTATTTGGTAGAGATACAGTTTACTTAAATGTTGATGAAATTGAATATGCAGTAGAAATACATCCTAAATATAGTGGCTATTTTGTTTGGGGCGATGTTAGATTAGCATTATATGACAATGGAGTTTTAAAGCAAACATACGAAAGAATAAATAAAAAGTTTTACATAAGATACCAAGCAAAATAAAAAACAACTTAAAAGAATGACAACAACTGAACAACAAATCGAACAAATAAAGTATAAGCAACTTTATCAAACAACCCTCAGAGAGAACAAATTACTTTCAGCAAGGGTTACAAAACTAAACAGTGAAATTAGAATACTACAAAGTAAGTTAAACAAAGAAGTTAAAACGGAATTATCAGCACCACTTCAGAAAATCAAAGATGCAATCAACACTTACTTTAATGTTGACATCGATGTAAAGATTAGGCAGGGCAATTATGTGAGAGGTAGAGTAGTTTACTATTTTATTTTAAGGAGTTCAACTTCTATGAGTTACCGAGATATTGGGGACACGTTAAACACTCGTCATGATCACGCTAGTATTATTCACGCCATAAATAACCACCACGATTGGATTGAATACGATAGAACCTACAAGAGAGATTTTGAAGCAATCATGTTAGAATTAAACTCACCAAATGCCACCACAAATAACGATTAAGTATACCAAAGGTCTTGAAAGTAGCACTCAGGTAATTAACTTAAACGATTTTTACAAGGCCAAATCAAGACTGGAGAAATTAGGATATAAAGTAGAAAAATTATGAAGACCTGCAAAATATGTTTAAACGAGTTTGAACCGAGTAAACCTCTCCAGGTAACTTGTTCTTATTCCTGCGCATTATCGTACGCAAGAGGTCACATGGCCAAGAAAGTAAAGGCAGAGAACAAGGTTAAAAAAGAACGGATGAAGACCAAGAGCCAACACTTAAAGGAATTGCAAACTATTTTCAACAAGTACATTAGGACAAGAGATTTACTTTTGCCTTGCGTTAGTTGTGGGGATAGGATAAGTGGAACTCCACACGCATCGCACTTCTTGTCGGTTGGCTCACACCCTGCATTAAGGTTTAATGAGTTTAATGTTCATAGTTCTTGTAGCCAATGCAACACACATCTACACGGTAACTTAGTTGAATACTCTTTAAGACTTCCCGATAGGATAGGCCAAGACAATTACGATAAGTTAATAGCCAGTAGAGGGGATAGGTTGCAGTTAAGTATTCCTGAGATTGAACTATTGAAAACCATTTATAAAAATAAAATAAAAGACATCTTTTGAAAAAAAATTTTTTACTTTCAAAATAAAAAATTAATATTGTAAACATTATGAACGATTTGATATACAACTATATCGACAACTTAGTAGAAAAAATCGCCTCAAAAGAGGGCGGATGTTCTCGAAATAAAAAACCAGAAAAGGTTGAGTTTTGGATTCATAGACCAAACTACACAACAGTAGTGACAGTAACTTATAAAGAGTTAGAGAAGTGCATGATGTTGGCTTGTTATCCTGAACATTTAATTAAATACATTGAGTGAGAAGTTCAACATACAACTTTGTGAGTTTAACGACTCAAAAATTTTCAACGATTATTGTAGGAAGTACGGGCATAATAACCACCAAGAATTAAAAAGCGAAGTCTTGTCTATACTTTTAGAACTTCCCGACCATAAAAAGGAAACCATTGCTGAGAATAATTACTTAACTCCATACGCTTTGCAAATTCTAAAATTCCAAGTTAGCCATTGTAATTGGACTGCATTTAGAAAGAAGTTTGGAAATAGGGAGAAGTTAGTAATGTTTGATGATGTTAATTTACATTCACAATATGCAAGGGATAATGAGATAAGTGATAAATTTATAATGGTAGAAAAACTTTTTGATATACCTATGTATGATTTACACGATATAGATGAAGAGTTTATTGATGCTGAAAAGATAGTAAAGAAGATTGAATCCGATATGCC